GTGTTGAGCCTTCCATCCTGCGGGTGTTGTTTTCGGCGCAGGAGGCGGTTGCTGATGGGGCGTTGGCGTATGTGCCGGATGTCCTCGCGGAGGTTGGCGGGGATGTTGGTTCTCCGTTGTATGAGTCCGCTGCTTCACGGTTTGTTGGTGTCGCTGGTGATGGTTTGCCGGTCGCGTCGATGGCGTATGGGGCGGTTATTCAGGCGAAGCAGGCTGTAGCGGCGGGGTTGTCTCCTGGTGTTGCACTGGCTCGTGGGGGCAACTTCTTGACGCTGGCTTCGGGGACGATGTTGAGTGACACGGGCCGGGCGGCTGAGAAGGTCGCCGGCGGTGCGCTCGGTGTTCGGACCTGGACGCGGATGTTGAACCCGCCGTCGTGTGGACGGTGCGTGATCTTGGCGGGTAAAACGTCGCGCCAGTCGGAGGCGTTCAACCGCCATCCTGGCTGTGACTGCCGGAACGTGCCCTCTACGGAGGACACAGGCGACGACGCAACCACGGATCCGAAGGCCTACCTAGACAGCCTCTCGGAAGCTGAGCAGGACCGGGTTCTCGGGTCTAAGGCTAACGGGCGGGCGTTCCGTGACGGCGCCGACATGAACCAGCTAATCAACGCCTACCGCAAAGCGGGCGCTGTGCGGCCGGGGCAGATCCACGGGCAGGCGATCAAGTACACCCGTGAGGGCACCACGCGCCGAGGCCACGCTTACTGGCAGATGTCGCAGGCGCAGTACATCAAGGATCAGTCCGTTTTCAAGGACGGCTCGAAATACTACCGGCTGAAGTCCCCCAGGTTGATGCCGGAAACCATCTATCAGATTGCCAAGGATCAGGCGGACGCTAAGCGTCTCCTGAAACTTTACGGCTGGGTCGTCTAAGACCCCCACATTCTCCCCCTATGCGCGACGCTCCGGGGGTTTTTCTATCCGCGATGGAGGAACCAACATGTCTGACCCAATCAACCCCACGGATCCGGCGGCTCAGGGCGAACCTGAAGCGCTTGGTGATGGCGGGAAGAAAGCACTTGACGCTGAGCGTGCTGCACGGCGGGCCGCTGAGAAGCGTGCCGACGCTGCGGAGGGCCGGGTGACTGAACTTGAGAACCAGGTCAGCACCCTTGAGGCCGCGCATCAGCAGGCCCTTGAAGAGGCGACCGCATCCGCTACGGAGGCACGCACGGAGGCCGAGAAGGCTGCCGCTGACGTTCTCCGTTACCGGGTTGCGCTCGAAACTGGTGTGCCGGCAAAGCACATCGGACGGCTTCAGGGTGCCACGGAGGAAGAGTTGCGTGCTGACGCAGCGTCTTTCGTCGCTGACATTGTGCCGGGAAAGACAACCCCGAAGCCCGACCTGTCCCAAGGACCGCAGGGCGCTGACGCTACACAGACAACCGCGGATCAGTTCGCCGCGCAGTTGGCTGACTTCTAAAACTACTTTCCTCTGAAAGGGGATCATCATGGCTGGCATTGATGTCAACCGCACTACCTCCGGGATCACTCTGACTCCGGAGCAGTCCGCTGAGATTTGGTCTGCTGCCGAATACTCCTCGGCTGTCATGCAGCTCGCGCAGAAGGTGGACCTGCCCGGCTCGGGCATTTCCGTTCCGATCATCACCGGCGAGCCCGAAGCTGAGTGGGTCGCTGAAACCGCTGAAAAGCCGGTCAGCCGCCCGACGTTCGACAACAAGCTGATGACGCCGTACACCGCGGCTGTTATCGTCCCGTTCTCGAACCAGTTCAAGCGCGACAAGGCTGCCCTGTACAACGAGGTTGTGCGGAAGCTGCCCCAGGCTCTTGCCCGCAAGTTCGATGAAACGGTGTTCGGTCTCGCTGCCGGCGCTCCGGGCTCGAACTTTGACACCCTCGGCGGCGCTACCGCTGTCGGCATCGCTGGTGACACCTACGCGGGTCTTGTGGCCGCTGATCAGGCTGTCGCTACCGGCGGTGGCCTGCTGAACGGTTGGGCTCTGTCTCCGCAGGCTCGCGGCCTTCTGCTCGGCGCCACGGACACTACGGGCCGTCCTCTGTTCACCAGCGGCGTTGGTTCCGACGCTGTCCCCGCCCTGCTGGGCGCCCCGGTTGCGCTGACTCGTGGCGTGTACGCTGCTGACGCTGACGGCGCTGGCGCGGGCACTGCTGCCCGTCTGGGCTTCGCTGGCGACTGGACCTCCGCTCACTACGGTGTGGTCGAGGATATTCAGCTGTCCATCTCGGATCAGGCGACCATCAACGACGGCGGCACTCAGCTGAACCTGTGGCAGCGGAACATGTTCGCTGTGCGGGTCGAGTTCGAGGTTGGTTTCCGTGTCCGCGACATCGCGCACTTCGCCCAGCTCACCAACGCAACCCAGGCGTAGCCCGTGGCTAAGTTGACGAGCCCCAGTTCTACCGCCGTTATCGACGTGCCGGATGAGCTTGTGGAGCGTTACACGGCCGCGGGTTGGGTGGCTGAGAAGCCGAAGGCCACGCGGGCTACTGCTAAGCGCGACGAGAAGTAAGGGAAGGGTGCGGTCATGACTTATGCGGCTGTTGATGATGTCGAGGTGCGGTTTGGCCGCACCCTTTCCCCCACTGAGTCGGCGCAGGTTGAGGCGTGGATTGATGATCTTGAGTCGGAGATTGACGAGCGGATCCCTAACCTGCATGACCTCGTGGCCGCCGGGCGCCCGACGTTCAACACTGTACGGCGTGTTGTTTGTGCCGCGGTGATTCGGAAGCTCCAAAACCCAGAGGGGTTGCGGACAACGACGGTCGCGATTGATGACTATTCCACAACTAAGACTGTGGATTCCTCGAACAGTGCGGGGTTCCTCGGTCTGACGGATGAGGAATGGTCGTTGCTGTTGCCGGGTTCGACGGGTGACGCGTTCACGATCAACACGGCCCCTGTCGTGTCGTATGGGCAGTGGGTTACGCCGGATACGTGGGTGCCGCTGTGAGCGCCGTAGACGCCCTGCTGGAAGGTAGGCGGGCTGCTGAGTCGCTGATGGTGGATACCTGCCGTATAACGTCCCCTGGCGAGACGGTGACGGACCCTGAGACGGGCGAGGTTACCAACGAGCGGGTGACGGTGTACGAGGGCAAGTGTAAGGTGCAGTCGCGGGAGGGTGCGGCGTCGAATCCTGAGGCTGGCGAGCATTCCTTCACCGTCGTCAGCCGTCAGGTGCATATCCCGGTAAACGCTGCGGATGTGCGCGACGGGTTCGAGGTGGAGATCACCGACTCGTTGTTGAACGCGTTCACGGTCGGCAAGGTCTACCGCGTCGAAGGTTTCACCCCGGACTCGTTTGATACGGCGTTCCGGTTGCCTGTTGTGGAGATCACCGGATGAGCGCGGACACTTCAGAGTTGGATGCGCTGGCTGAGTCGTTCCGTAGGATCCCGGCGGCGATGGTCCCGAAGGTCAAGGGTGTTGTTGCGAAGTCCGCGGTGAACACGAAGAACATCATGCGTAAAGATGCTTCCCGTTCGCGGCACTTCAAGCAGTTGGCGCGAACGATCAACTACGACATCAAAGAACACGGGTTCGGCGGTGACGGGGTGATCGAGGCTGAGATCGGGCCGTCTGGTGGCGGGTCCGCTTCCTTGGCTGGTATCGCGTATTTCGGTACGTCGAAACCTGGTGGTGGGACTGTGCGTAACCCGGAGGACGCGATGTTGGAGGAGGCCCCGAACTTTTACGAGTTCGCGTTTAAGGCGACTGAGGGGCTGCTGTGATCCTAGAACACTACAACGCGGTTAAGGCACTCATACGCTCTGGAACTCAGGTCTACATGTGGAACGTGCCGGACGTTCCCAAATATCCGTACGTGTGCCTTTGGGGAGATCCTGGCAACGAGTCCAGCGGCGGGCCGGACGGCGATTCCCTGGAGGATGTGCCTGACGTTCTGGAATTGAGGATCCGGGCAACGTACGCGGGCCTGACTGGTGATTCGGTGCTGATCGTATGCAGAAACACGCGGGCGGATCTGAACCGGAAAACACCCGCTGTCACCGGCTGGGCTCCCGGCAAGCTACGTCAGTCCTCTCTTATGGATGTCCAAGTTGACCGTGACGTGACGATCACCGGGTCTGGCGCGCACCCGCTCTACGCCGTGGATGAGTTCGCGCTTGTCTCAAACAAACTCTAGGAAGGGTGACCCGATGACTGAGTTCATTGACGCTTATTCGAAGACGACCGGCGCTAAACAGGTGGTCCCGGCTTCGTGGCTGGACCGCAAGGACGCGCCGTTTAACGACCTTACAAAGACTCCGAGTCAGAAGGCTCGGGAAGCGGCGAAAGCCGAAACCACTAAAGCCGGTTCCGCCGGCACGAAGGAGGCCTAAATGGCTCGCGTTCTTGCCGACGGCAAAACGAAGTTCACGATCCTTACGACGAAGCCCGCGGACCCGGCAGCCCCGACTGCTACCGAGCTGAACGCTGGCATTGATCTGTCTTGCGACATCCTGTCGAGCGACTTCACCTGGGGCGCTACCGACTCGGACAAGATCGCTGAGAAGGCGCTCTGCGACGAAGGCAACGCTAACGCTATCGGTGCCAGCAACTACACGGCCGGCCTGACTCTTTGGCGTAAGTTCCTGACCGCCGGCGGGTTCGATGAGGCCAACGAGCTGGGTTGGGCGGCGCTGAAGGAGAAGGGCGCAACGCTGTATGGTTACGCCCGCCAGTCCGACAAGGAAGCTACGGCCGATTGGGCCGCAGCGGATGAGATCTACCTGGGCGCGGAGTTCATCACGGACACCCCGCAGCGCACGGACGGTACGGGCTTCATCAAATACCGCATTCCGGCTGAGGTGCAGCGCGGCTACCCGTTCATCGAGGTAGCGGCCGGCGCTTAGTGATACCGGTTGGCGGCGCGTATTAGGCTCCGCGCCGCCAACCTCCATCCCCAACCATGAGCCTTATACCCACAATCTATGGAGCCTAAACCATGACTACCCCCCAAGATTTTGACTTTGACGCCTGGCTGGAGGGCGCTGACCGTCCCGAGCGTGCGGTTACCGTGTACCAGAAGGCGGGCCTGATCGCTGATCTTGACGCGCTTGAGGCTAAGATCCTTGCCGCTGATGATGAGGAGGACGCGGACGGGCCGAGCATGGCCGGCGGTCCCGCGAAACTCCGCGCCGAATACCAGCGCCTCGCGCAGCAGTTCCACGATTCCGCGCTGACTATCCGGGTGCAAGGCCGGGACGCTGTCGAGAAGGCCGAGCTTGCGAAGGCTAACCTTGGCGTCGATGTGAATGAGCTTGGTTACATCATCCTCGCGGACGCTATCACTAGTCCGAAGGTTACGCCGGCGCAGTTGAAGCGGCTGGCGAAGAAGATTGGTGACCCGCAGTTCAGTGCAATCACGGCGGCGTATCACAAGGCGTCGGGCGAGATCCCATCTGTGAGCGCCGATTTTTTGCCGAAGCCCTCTATACAGGGCGATGGTGGCGAGTAGTCGCAGCACTTAAGACGGCTGAGCGTTTCCAGCGTGCGCCGTCGTCGTATCTGGGGCCGTTGCCTGAGTCGAAAGACAGGCTGTTGGAGTTCGCTTACACCCTGTATGTCGAGGGAATGTGTGAGTGCGGCCGGCCTAAGTTTGAGTGCCGCAACGACGCCAACGCCGGGCTGTATGAGGTCGCTGACACTACCTGCCACGCTCAGGCCGCGGTTGAGGAACACACCGGCCAAAAGGGCTTCAAAGCCGAGCCGGGGCAGAAGTTCTACGCGGTGGAGATTGACGAGGACTTAGTCACCCGCAGGACGTTCGCGCCACTTCCCGATACCGACAATCGCGGTGATGAAACCGGCGAGGGCGACGACGGACGCAAAGCCGTTTAGCTGCGGGTTGCCGTTTTCCCCTGCGCTGGCGAGTGCTATTGCTACGCCGAAGACGAGCATGGCCGCGCCAATCTTAATGATCGTTGCGCCGCGTTTCTTGTGGTCCACCCCAGTTTGAGTCATTGGCCTATTTTGCCATGCCTTCCCCGTTTCTAAAACCCTTGGAGGAACTATGGCCGAGCGCCGCGTCTCAGTGAAGTTCACGGCCGAGATCCAGGGCTTCAAGTCCGCGATGGCTGAGGCGGCGCAGGCTACGCGGAAGGCTAAGGAGGCTTCTGAGGAGTCGTCCAAGGCTGCTGATACGCACCTTGGACGGCTGGTTCAGTCTGCCAATAAGAATCGGGATGCGTGGGAGCAGACCGGCGCCGTAGTCGCTGGGGCTGGTGCGCTGATGGTTGGCGGCGTCGGTTTGGCGGTCAAGTCCTTCGCGGACTTCGACAAGCAGATGTCGTCCGTGAAGGCCGCAACGCACGAGACTGAAGGGAACATGAACCTCCTTCGGGAGGCTGCTGTCAAGGCTGGCGCTGATACGTCGTTCTCGGCGCAGGAAGCGGCGCAGGGTATCGAGGAATTGGCTAAGGCTGGCGTTTCCACGAAGGACATCCTCGGCGGCGGTTTGGCTGGTGCGCTTGACCTTGCTGCGGCTGGTGCGTTGAGTGTTGCCGAGGCTGCCGAGCTGTCCGCTTCGGCTCTCACGCAGTTCGGGTTGTCTGGCGAGAAGGTCCCGCACATCGCTGACCTGCTGGCGGCTGGTGCTGGTAAGGCGCAGGGCTCCGTGCATGACATGGGCGAGGCCCTGAACCAGGTTGGTCTTGTCGCTGCTCAGACTGGCCTCTCCATCGAAGAGACTACGGGCGGTCTTGCCGCCTTCGCTTCGGCCGGCCTGACTGGTTCGGATGCTGGTACGTCGTTCAAGACGATGCTTGCCGCTGTTACCCCGAACTCGGAAGCCGCCGCCAAGGCGATGGAAGAACTCGGCATCAGCGCGTTCGACTCCTCGGGTAAGTTCATCGGCCTGTCCGAGTATGCGGGCGTCCTGAAGAATGCCATGTCTGGGCTGACTGATGAGCAGCGCATGGCGACGATGGAAACTATCTTCGGTTCCGACGCTGTCCGCGCTGCCTCTGTTCTTTACGAGCAGGGCGCCGAGGGTATCCAGAAGTGGGAAAACGCGGTCAACGATGCGGGCTATGCCGCTGAGACTGCCGCCACGATGCAGGACAACCTAGCCGGCGACATAGAGAAACTGGGCGGCTCTATCGACTCGGTCTTCCTGAAGTCCGGGTCCGGCGCTAACGACTTCCTCCGCGGGCTGGCTCAGGGCGCCGAAGACCTCGTGGACGCTATCGGCAACATCCCCGGCCCTGTCCTGTCCATCGGCGCGACCATCGCCGGCGTTGTTGGTATCGCGGCGCTGGGTGCGGGCGCGTTCCTGAACCTGACGCCGAAGATCCTTGACGCCACCGAGGCGTTCGACCGCATGGCGCCGGCTGGCTCACGGGCGCGCACGTCACTTGAACGGGTAGGTAAAGCCGCCGGCGCTGCGATGGCGCTCGGCACTGTTGCGACTGTGCTGGGCAAACTTGCTGAAGCCGACTACATGTCCAAGATTGACACGGGCATGGGCAAGGTCGCTAAGGCATTGGCGCAGGTAGCGGCGAACTCTCCCGAAGCTGCGGCCGGGATCGACAGCCTGTTCAAGGACCGCGACGGCGGCGACCTCATCAACACCGTCACCGACCTCGAATCAGCGATCAAGCGGACGTTCAACCGTGACGGCGGGCAACAGTTCAACGACTGGGGCGAGTCCGTGGTGAACTCATTCACCGGAATCAAGGGCTCTTCCCACATCCTGGAAGATTCATTCAAGCGGCTCGATACCGGGCTTGCTGACATGGTCAGTTCTGGCAACGCTGAGGGCGCGGCTAAGGGATTCGAGACAATCAAGGCCGCTGCTGACAAGCAGGGCGTGTCTCTTGAGGATCTGAAGAAGAAGTTCCCTGAGTACGCGGACGCTTTGGAAGCTGCGGCGGCTGAGCAGATCACGACGGCCGAGGGCGCGGACAAGGTCAAGGGTTCCCTTGAGGGTGCCGGCGGTGCGGCGAAGGTCGCTGCTGAGCAGACCGAGGCTATCGAGAAGGCGCTGGAAGAAGTTGGCCTCGCTGCTGACGGGTCCATTAGCGACATCGAGAAGTGGACGCAAACCCTGTTCAACGCGGGCCTTCTTAGCCTGTCGGCGTCTAATGCGCAGATTCAGTATCAGGCTGCTATTGATGCGGTGACTGAGTCGATCAAGACTAACGGCACCTCTCTCGACATCAACACGGAGCAGGGCCGGGCTAACCAGTCTGCTTTCAACGGGTTGGCTTCGTCGGCTATGGCCGCGATGACTGCTACTGCTGCGGAGACGTTGGCTACGCAGGGTAGCAGCGCGGCTCAGGCTGAGCTGCAAGGCAACCTGAAGAAGTCCTACGACGACCTGATTGTCGCGGCTGGGCAGTTCGGCATCACGGGTGACGCGGCGGACACGCTGGCGCGCAAGGCGCTGGGCATCCCAAAGGAAACGCCTATCGAGTCTTGGGTGAAGGACAAGGCATCGACGGTGCTGGATGGGATCAAGGTCAAGGCTGACGGGCTCGATGGCCGGGTAGTGAACACCACGATCAACATCTGGGAGAACAAGCGGCACACGGAAACCTATGTGCGGCGTGTAGAGGAAGCGGGCGGTAACGAGCCTGACGGCGGCGGGCTGTACGGTTCGGATCGCCGGGCTACGGGCGGACGCCTTCCGGGGTTCGCTTATGGCGGTCAGCTCCCGACGACTGGGCCGGGCACGGAGGTTACTGACGGGTTCCTGGGTGTCTCGTCTATGGGTGTCCCGTTGGCGAGGGTTGATGCGGGTGAGTGGATCATCAACCGCGGCTCGTCTGACCGGTATAACCGGGAGCTTGCTGCGATCAATGCGGGGACGTTTCCGAAGTTGCCGGGGTATGCGATGGGCGGGCGCGAGTATTCGGCGCAGTCCCTCGGATACGCGCCGTACTCTGCCAGCGGCAACACGGCGCGAGCGGGGATGCACGTTGAGAACCTGACCATCAGTGAGCAGTCGGATCCGGTCGCTACTTTCCATGAGTTCAGCCGGCGGGCTTCCCGTCTTGGCGCGTAAGAGAAGGGGGCTGGGATGCCTTACCCAAGTCCAGTAACGTATCCCAGCCCCGGCCTTTTCCCTGGTTTCGCGGATGGGGGTAGGGGGCGGATGGTTGCCCTGAACCCGTCGTTCATTCTTGGGGATACGGACGAGTTTGGGGTTCGGTGGTCGCTGACGACGCTGGAGGGTTGGGATGGTTCGCCGTCCCCGACTCTTGAGCTTCGGCAGCGGGCGCGGGGGCATGGTGCGACTGAGTCTGAGTCTTATCTGACGCCGCGGATCCTGTCGCTGGGTGGGCTGATTCACGGTAAGGGTGTCGCGGATATTGAGGCGGCGTTCGACCGTTTGAATGGGGCTGTTTCGTTGGAGCCGTTCGACATCCTGGTTTTGGAGTCGGGGCGGATTCGTCATGCGACGGTGCGGCGTAAGGGCGAGGTTCTGCCGACGTGGCATTCGGACAAGTTGGCGGGGTATTCGATCTTGTTGTCTGCGAAGGATTCGCGGAAGTTCGGTGACTTGGTGACGGCTACGACCCGCCTGCCGTTCAGTAACGGAGGCTTGGTGCGCCCGTCTACCTGGCCGCGGACGTGGACGGGTGTGTCTGGTACGGGCATGGTGACGATCAACAACCCCGGCAATACGGAAGCCCCGGTGTGGCTCAGGGTGGATGGTCCTATGCCGGCTGGTGGCTGGTCTGTGACGCATCTGGGTAAGGGACGGACGTTGACTTTTGGTAGCGCCCTGGCTTTAGGTGTGGGCGAGTTTTTGACGGTGGACATGGACCGGCGGGAAGTACTCGCGCAGGGGCAGTCTGCACGGTCTGGGTATGTGACTTCGCGTGGCTGGTTCACGCTTGATCCGGGGGATAACGTGATCGCGTTTTCGTCGGTGAATTATTCCGAAACGGCGTCGCTGACTGTGACGACTAAACCTTCCTGGAGTTGACATGACGATTACTTTTCTTGCCCCGGATGGGGTTGCGATCACGGCGCAGCAGGAGCGGCAGGCTAAGGCTGCCATGTATGCGCCTGGGCGTGGGCGGCGTCTTGGTGGGCGTAGCGGGTTCCGGGTGGACACGCCGGACACGGTTTTGACCGCTACGAGTACGACGTGGACGTTGGGCCCTTGTGCGGCGATGATCGACCCGGAGGCGACGACTCACCAGGGCTTTTATGGGTGGGCGAATGACGCGAACGTGACCGGAACTGTGACGGCGGCGCATGACACGAACCCGCGCAAGGACATCGTTTACATTCAGATCAACGATTCGACGGCCGGTGACGGGTCCGGCGCTGTGAACGCCGACGTGAAGTACCTAGCAGGGACCCCTGCCGTGACCCCATCGGCGCCTGCCGTGCCTGCCCGCTCGTTCCTGGTGGGCACGATCACGGTCCCTCAGGTTGGCGGCGGCTCCCCCACGGTCGAGATCAACAAAGCCAAGTTCGTTGCCGCCGGCGGAATCCTGCCAGTGTTCTCGGTTACCGACCGGGCGAACATTTCGATCCCTGTTGTGGGTCAGGAAATTCAGCGGATGGACCTGACGCAGATTTCCACCACGGGCATCCGTGAGAAGTGGAACGGTACGAACTGGGACCACTTCGGGCACACCGAGTACACGGCAGGGCCGAACACTGCTCCGCCGAATGTTGCTTGGGGCATGGGCACTTTCAACCGTGACACGGCCCGCAGCACGGACAGCCTGTTCGTCACGATAAACGGCACTGACACGCTGCGGATCCGGGATGCCGGGCTGTACTCCATCACAATGCTGGTCACGTTCACGGAGGCTATCGGCGGAATCTCTTGGATGTCCCTTGATGAAACTTATACGACGACTATGGGTGGTGGGTTGCAGAACTTTGTGACCACCCTGCCGAATGTGATGCTCGCCGCGAACCAGGTCATCAAGCCGACACTCGCGCACGGTAGCGCGAGTAACCGTACTTTTTCTTCGCGGATCCGTATTACACGCATCGCTTGATCTAGGGGGCCAGACGTGTGGACCTGTCATGGCTTGGCCCGGTGGGCACTTTCCTCGCAGCGGTGGGCACATTCCTTGGCGTCCTTGGTGGCGGCGTGGCGTGGTGGTTCAACCGGATCGATAAGCAGCGTGAGTCTCGGGAGGCGCAAGTGATCCAAACACTGAAGGACCGCATTGTGGAGCTGACGAAGAAGCTTCAGTGGTGGGAGAAGCGCGATAACAGGCGGACGCGGACGGGTGATAAGTGGCGTGAGCAGCTTATCGAGAACCACATCAAGCCTGACCCCTCGGAGTGGCCGGAGGACCCTGAGAATGAGCAATGAGGATCTGGGCCTGGGGCCGGAGTTTGGGAAGCAGGAAGAGGAACTTGCCAGGATGCAGCGGGCGCAAAGGCGCCGGACTGTTGGCATGGTTGTTGTCTCGGTTATCGCCCTGATTTTTGCTCTTGTGTGCCTGTATTTGGCGATGGACAACGCCCGCCTAGCTGGGGCTGCGGCGACGTATGGGGAGACTCAGGCGCAGGAGAAGCAGAGTCTTGCTGCGGAGTTTGATGAGGCGTGTAAGTCGGCGGATTTTCAGCAGACCCCGGCGGGTTCGAACATTTGTCAGAAGGCGGAGCAGGTAGCGGCTGAGCCGCCGGCGGGTTCTCTGGTTGGCCCGCAGGGTGTGCAGGGTGTTGCTGGTCCGCGTGGTGAGCAGGGTTTCCCTGGTCCGATGGGTCCGCAGGGTCCGCGTGGTGAGCGTGGCGAGGTTGGTCCTGTGGGTCCGCAGGGCATCGCCGGGTTGCTGGGCTTGGCTGGTCCTGCTGGGAGTGAGGGTCCTCCTGGCCCGTTGGGTCCGGTTGGTCCGCGTGGCCCTCAGGGCGAGGCTGGCGCTACTGGCCCGGCTGGTCCGGCGGGTGCTGACTCCACTGTTCCGGGTCCCGCTGGTCCTGCTGGGCCTCAGGGCGAACCCGGGCGCGGTATAGCGGGCGCGACGTGCGGTTCAGACGGTAACTGGACTATCAGCTACACGGACGGGACCACGTCGGATGGCGGTAAGTGCCGCGAAACCATCACGCCACCAATCGGGGGAACACCATGAGTTACTGCAAGCCGTTCAAGCGGGGTGTTTCGTGGCGGTCGCAGAACTTCGGGGCGAACGCGACGATCTACGGGCCGCACTCAGGGAACGATGACGCCGCCCCTATTGGCACGCCGGTTCACGCTGCCGGTGACGGTGTTATCGAGTGGGCGGGTGAGTTTGACGACACCTACCAGGACAACCTGCTTTGGCTCCTGAGGATGGGCGGCAATATCGGCGTGCTGAACTGCGGAGACGCTGAGCCGTCTTTCGTGTACGGCCACATGCACAGCTTCACCGTGAAGCGTGGCGACCGGGTCCGCAAGGGGCAGGTCATCGGATACTCCGGGAACACGGGCACGGCAACCACGGGCGCGCATCTGCACACTGAGGCGATCCCGCCCGGGTACGTCCTGAACTCTCCCCTGCTTGGCAGGGTCAACCCGGACATCTATCTGACTGAATGGCCCGAAGATCTCAATACCGGGTCCCTGTCCTATGCAAGCGAATCAATCACGGTCCAACAGGAGGACGACATGGCAAATGTTCCGCAGGCTGATTGGGAGATCCTGAAAAAGCAGGTTGCGTCCCTCGTGGACAATGCAGCAACCAAGAGGGATTTGGGTGAACTGCCGCAGCAGTTCGTGACCCACCCGTTCCCGTACAAGGACCCCAAGACAGGGCATGACACGGGGCAGACAACCAACGTCGCTACCGTACTTGGGTTCGCTGACTTCCAGGCTGTCGCTACCCGCGCCCTGCTTGAGCAGCGGCCGGCAGACGTAGCCGCGCAACTCGACGCGGCTGGTATCGCCTCGCAGGTCCGTGACGAGCTGGTGAAGTTGCTGGAGTCCAAGTGACTACCCAGCGTCTCGCGTTCCTGTCTTTCACGGGCGGGGCGTGTTTTGGGTTGGGGATCATCGGGGCGTGCGCGGTCCGATCTGCTTACGCCGTCAGCCGGGGCCACCGCTGGGGCGACGTACGACGACTAATAGGAGTGAAATGAATATCAATCCGAAGGTGACGGCCGCGGTTCTTGCCGCCGCAGTGACAACCCTCATCGCTTGGCTGCTGACTCTCGCGGGGATCACGCTCCCGAATGAGGTTCAGGGCGCGATCACAACGATCCTTGTTTTCGTCGCGGGGTATCTGACTTCCGCCGACGGTTCCAAGGGCAAGTACGAAGCTTAGGAGGTTCTGCGATGGCGCTGTCATGGGTAAGCGTAAACGCCACTACTGGCAGCGTCGTCGCTGACCTTCCGGGTTTGCGGGTGGACGGCTCGCTGAAGCGGACGATCGGCAGGCATGAGTCTCAGACTGCGGTGCTGCCGTTGGATGGGGCGCCGGAGAACTGGCGGGACGCGACACGGAAGAAGTCGGTGTTCCTGGTGGCGCTCACGGACCCGTCCGAGGCTGAGTACCGTGGCCGGCCTGTCTGGGGTGGAATGGTCACCGAACGCACCACCAGCCACAAAGAGGGCGTCAGTCTGTCGATGGTCACGGCTGAGGACTACCTGAACGACCGCTACGTCGGGGACGAGAACTACTCGCATGAGCAGAACATCATCG